CCCGATTAGCGGTATGTGCAAGACACAAGTCTCTGGAGGTTCCCGAATGCCAGGTCGAGGACCCGTCCCGAAGCCGCCCGCGCAGCGCCGGACTCGGCACAAGCCACAACTCGGCGAGATGGTCGCCACTCCCGGCGTCGGCTGGCAGCATGGTCCGATCCCGGTCCCGCCAGATGGCTTGATGCCCGCCTCCCTCGCCGCATGGGAGACGTGGATGGCGTCATGGGTCGCGGCACATTGGCAGCCGATGGACCTCCCCGGATTGCGGAAGGTCGTCCTCCTCTACGACGCGACCGAGCGGGGCGAACTCCACCGATCCGGCGAACTGCGTATGAGCATGGATGTCTACGGCATCTCGCCGAAGGGACAGCAGGACAGGCGATGGGCCGCCCCGAAGGTTGACGACGTTCCGGTCAAGACCGAGACGCCGGCGGCGACCGACCCGCGCTTCGCCAGGCTGCGCGCCGTGTGACGTACTCCGGGCCGACGCTCGGCTGGGGCGTTCTGACATGGATGGCGGACCACCTGCCGTCACCCGCCGACACGACGGCGCAGTTCATCCCGACCGACGAGCAATGCGACATCATCCTGCGCTGGTATGCGGTCGATGCCGACAGCGGCGACTACCTCTACCGGCGTGGCGAGATCGAGATGGCGAAGGGCTGGGGCAAGTCCCCGCTCGCCGCGGCCATCGCGCTCGCCGAGTTCGTCGGGCCGGTCGTGTTCGACCACTGGCAGGGGAGCGAGCCGATCGGGCGTGCGTGGATCAATCCGTGGGTCCAGATCGCCGCCGTATCCGAGGACCAGACCGACAACACCTTCCACGCCATCCACGACTTCCTGTCGGCCAACGAGGCGCGGGCGGCGAAGTCGCTCGGGATCGACCTCGGGCTGACGCGGCTGCATCTCGTCGGACGGCCCGGCGTGCTCGAACCCGTGACCGCCGCCGCCGGCAGCCGCGAGGGTCAGCGGCTCACCTTCGGCATCCTCGATGAGACGCACCTGTGGACCCGTCGCAATGGCGGCGTCCGACTGGCCGGGACGCTCCGCCGCAACGCGGCGAAGATGACCGGCCGAACGCTGGAGACGACGAACGCCCCGCTGCTCGGTGAGAAGTCGGTCGCTGAACAGTCCGGCATGGATATCGGTGTCCTCCACTACGCTCGCCGGCCGCCGGTCGAACCGACGCCGGAGTGGTCCGACGACCAACTCCTCGAGGCATTGGCGGCGACCTACGGTGACGCCCACTGGATCGACCTCCGGCGCATCCTCGCCGAGATACGCGACCCGGCGACGACCTGGGATGACACCATCCGGTTCTATTTCAACATTCGTTCGGCGGGTGCCGGACGCGCCGTGGATCCGCGGACGTGGGACGCCTGCGCCAGCCCGCGGGATGTCCCAGCCGGGACGCCGGTCGGCCTCGGCTTCGACGGCTCGATCAGTCGGGACGCGACCGTCCTGCGAGGCTGCACCCGTGACGGCTACAGCTTCCTCATCCGGGCATGGGTCCGGCCGCACGATGCGCCCGACGACTGGACGGTCAACCGGACCGAAGTCCACGAAGAGGTGGCCGCCGCGTTCGCTCGATACCAGGTCGGTCTCATGCTCTGCGATCCCCCGAAGTGGTACTCCGAGGTTGAGGGCTGGGCCATCAAGTACGGCCTCGAGAGGGTGCTCGCATTCGACACCAACCAGGCCCGCCGGTTCGCACCCGCGACCGACCGCTGGCTGACCGCCATCCGGGGCGGGACGCATACCCACGACGCAGACCCGTTGACCGACCTTCACGTCAAGGCGGCACATCTCCGCAAAGTCCGCCTCGGAGATGAGGAGGATGACGGGCGGACCAAATACGTTCTCATCAAGGGCGACGATGGCGGTCGGATCGACGCCGCGGTCGCCGACATCCTCGCCTACGAAGCCGCGATGACCATGCCGGAGGCAGCCCCCGTGAGAGAGTTCGCAAGCGCATGGGCCTGATCGACCGCGCCCTGTCCATCTTCCAGCCGACCCGCAGCCAGTGGCCGACGATCTCGTGGGATGACTACGCCTCGCTGGTCAACTTCGGCGGCAATACCTACCTCGCCGGCGCGCTCCAGCAGACCATCAAGGGCCAGGCCGAGGATATCGGTACCGGCTTCGACGCCCTCGTGCAGCAGGCATTCCGGTCCAATGCGGTCGTCTTCGCCTGCGAACTGGCGCGGCTCCAACTGTTCAGCGAAGCGCGCTTCCAGTACCAGCGGCTCCGCAACGGTCGGCCGGCGGAGCTGTTCGGCGACTCGTCCTTGTCCATCCTCGAGCACCCGTGGCCGACCGCCATCACGGGCGACCTCCTGACCCGTGCGCTGCTCGACGCCGACTTCGGCGGGACGGCGTTCAACGCCCGCCGCGGCAATACCATCCGCCGTCTGCGCCCGGATTGGGTGACGATGATCCTCGGCTCGGACAACGACCCGGACGTGCAGGCGGGCGACATCGACGCCGACGTACTGGGCATCGCCTACTATCCGGGCGGGAAGAACTCGGGCCGTCCGCCGGAGTTCCTGCTGCGCGAGGAGATCAGCATCTTCGCGCCGATCCCCGACCCGCTCGCCTCGTACCGCGGGATGCCGTGGATCGTCCCGGTCATCCGCGAGATCATGGCCGACAAGCAGATGACCGACCACAAGTCGGCCTACTTGGTCAACGGCGCGACCCCCAATCTGACCGTCGCCATCGACAAGGACCTCAAGGAAGCGGCGAACCCGGCGGCATTCTCCGAGTGGGTCGAGGCGTTCAAGAAGACGAACCCGACCGCGAACCAGTGGGAACGCTACAAGACCTGGTATCTCGCGGGCGGCACGACCGTCACGAGGGTCGGCTCCAATATGCAGGAGATCGACTTCAAGCAGGTCCAGGGCGCAGGCGAGACGCGCATCGCCGCCGCCGCCGGTGTCCCGCCGGTCATCGTCGGATTGTCCGAAGGTCTCCAGGCCGCGACCTACTCGAACTACGGGCAGGCACGGCGCAGGTTCGCCGACAACACGATGCGCCCGCTCTGGCGCAACATGGCCGGGTCGCTGGAGACCATCGTCCCGCCGCCTGCCGGAGCGCGACTGTGGTACGACGACCGTGATATCCAGGCACTCGCCGAGGACAAGAAGGACCTCGCCGAGGTCCGCACCCTGGAGTCCCAGCAGATCAGGACGCTACTCGACGCCGGGTGGGAACCCGACAGCGTCATCGACGCCGTGACCGGCGGGGACATGACCCGGCTCAAGGGCAACCATACCGGTCTGTTCAGCGTCCAGCTCCAGCCCGCCGGCAAACTCGCACCGCCGACCGAGATGGTACCCGCCGAGATGGTGCCTGCCAAGATGCCGCCGAGGTTCGACGAACTCATGGATGCGCTGCTGCGATACGCGGAGCGCCCGCCCGCCGACGTCCGACTGTCCATCGACGCCGGGGCGATCGTCGTCAACACCCCGGATATCCGCTTCGAGGAAGGCGCGTTCCGGGTCGAGCCGCTGTCCATCGAACCCGGTGCGATCGTCGTCCACCCGTCTTCGGTCGTGTTCGAGATGGGTGCCATCGCCGCGCCTGATATCAACGTCACCTCCCCTCCGGTCCAGATCATCAACGCCGACTCGGTGGACATGGACAGCGCGCAGGTCGCTGCCACCATCGCCGCCGAGATGCGCGACATCTTCGACCGACCCCTCATCCGCGAGGTCGAACGTGACGAGAACGGGCGACCGATCCGCGTCATCGAGCATAGGAGTACCGATGCCACCGACGTACCTGATGCCGACCCTCTGGACCTGCCCGAACTGCCGAGTGGAGGCCCGCCTCCCGATGCCGAGGCCGGGCCAGACGCACCTCCACACCTGCCCGAAGTTGCGGGGCCTGACGGCGCCGCTGGTCCCGGCGGGGATGTCGGTCAAGGTGGAGGCGATGGAACGTGAGGACTACGTCGGACATGAACTGGTCCAGACCGACGAGGCCGGCCGGCCGGTCATGTCGGTCGTGA